TCGGATACTGATCCGAGATATTGTCGGTCAGCCGCTTGCGCTTGGCGCGCATAGTGAGCGTCCAGGCAGCATCCCAGGTTTCGCTCGATGTGGCTGCAGCCATTGTTAAACCTTTTTAAGATAAGGCTCACTCAAAACCCAAACTCTTCAGGCCTTGAGAAAGCTCATTGGAATTAAGCTCTCCTGTGCCCGAATCGGCGGCAGCCGTTGAAGTAGCGGTGGTACTGCGAGCGCTGGCGGTGCGAGTTCCGAGATCTGAGAGGGCCAAGTTGTTACTTGCAACCTGCGCCCTTCCAGTGACCAGTTCGTAGGCTTCGGTCGGAGTATAGCGCTGAGTGGTAGCCGGGTTGACTACTGCGGTCAGCGCATTGACCTGTTCCTTGTACTGATCAATATCTGGATACTGCTGACGGGCCTCAGCCGCTGTCTGGTTGGCTCCTGCGGCAGCTTGCCGCAGCATCGCAACCGTCAGCTTCTGAAGTAACTGATTTTGAGCGTTTACCCGCGCTTCCAGACTCTCTACCGCTTTGCCGTGTTTGAGCTGCACCACCTGATCGACGATATCCAGTCCCCTGGCTTCATCTTCGGTCAGGCCGGAGCGAATCCCGGCAAAGGGGTCGTCCTCGTCCGCAGAACCGGGTGTAGCCCGGTCCATCATCGCCTGCTCACGAGCAGTTACTTGCTGCTCTCGGGCAGTTACCTGCTGCCCGAAAGCCTGCACGCTTCGTGCTGCTTCCGCGTCTGTCTGCCGCTTCCGGGTGTAATCACCCTTCAGTTCCCGAGCTATTGGCCGCAGCTCGGGAGGCAATTTATCGATCTCGGTGGTATCAAGATCGGCAGTTTGTCCAGGTACTACAGACTCGGTCGTTCTGGGAGCGGGCGAGGAATCCGTCAGCGCAGGTAGTTCCGGAGACGAAAGGTCTTCGTCCAGGTCGCCGCCCAGATCAAAGGATTCGTCCGCAGAGTCTGCGGAGGTCGTTCCTGTCCCCGAATCAGAATCCGAGGGAATTGCTTCTGACATCCAATTTACTCCTTTGCGTCTGGATTGTCCACCCAAACAGTGTCGTCAGGCTCTCGGGAGGGGGGTTCAGGCACTCGGTACATCCGAGATCCTCCCACCAGATCATGGGCCTCCATGGCGTTCTGCTCCTTAAGCAGCCGCTGTTTGTGTTCGTAAGATTCCACCACACACCCAAGGGCCGGCTCGAACTTGCCGTACATCTTGTTACCGACGTTGAAGTCCGGCTGGCCCTTCTGAAGGGTCCACCGCGCTCGACGGTGGCATGAAGAACATGCAGTAGTCTGTGGAATTCGGCCGGGGAAGACACCAGTAGTGGAATGGCCGACTGAGCATTTGAAGTCCCAAGTCTTAAGCATATTAATTCTGCTGACGGTTCAAGTTATGGGGCTGAGAGATACGCTGGGCCTTACTACGTACGGCGGAGTCGATCTCCTTGGCGCCGGAAACTGCACTTTCAGGCGAGCCGGCGGCTTGGTCGCTCATGTTCTTGATCCGGGCCGAGCCTCCGCCTCCGCCTCCGCCTCCTGGTCCTTGAATGATCTGCTGAAAGGCCTCCTGATGATCGGCCAAATGCTGCTGAACCACCTGCACCGTTTTAACCAGCTGCTGCAACTGCTGCGCCTGCTCCGGCTGCATGGCAGGGCCAAGCTGCTGCAACTGCTGCATCCCCTGCACCAGCGGGGATTCCGGAGATTCCACGAGGCCCTTGTGAATGGGAGAATGAGCGCGATGGTTCTCGATGGGCATCACCTCCACCTTCTGTCCGGCCATCATCAGCTGGTTCTCGTAATTGGCCGCTCTTTGAGCGTCGATGGTAGAGGACTGGCCGATGAACTTCTCCATATTCGGCACCCGGAAGGCCCGCAACAGATGCTTGATCGCCTCGGGCCTCGGGATCTCCGGCAAGCGGATGAGGAACTGGAACAGGGCCAAGGCATCCTCCCGCTCTAGCTCCTCGAAAAGGGGCTTCATGCTGCCGGCCTCGACGGTGATCTTCCAGCGGGCCTTGAACATATCGGTGCGAACCGCCTCGAAGATGGGCTCGTCTTCCGTCTCGGCGGTATTGACCAGGAAATTGATCGGCGTATAGCGCCTGTCAGCGAGAATCCGCATGAAGTTATGAGCGGTGGCCTTGTAGACCTCCGCCACCTTGTCCTGCATCCACTCCCGGTTCAACTGCCCGAAGGAGGCGATCAGGCTGGCTTCAGTAGCGGTCCTCGCAGGACCTCCTCCCAGAGCCAGCTGGCTTACCTGAAGTATCTGCTCCTCGTATTGCCGAGCGTCCGACTCCAAGCCCAGCTGATCCTGCTGGACGTTGTTGGTGGGCATCTCCGCAAAGGAGTTATTCACATCGCTGACCCAGGCGATGGTATCTTCGTCACCCCGGGCGATCTGATCCCCGATGTCCGGATTCTCAGCCATCTCGTTCTTCTGGCCCAGAATCTTGCGGGTGTTCTGCTTCAGCAGCGATCTCCGCCTCGATACCGACTCCACGATGAGCTTCTGTGTATCCTCGGCATACGCCATCATGGGCTTGCCGTAGAAGGTCTCATGCGAGAGGTCGAACCACAGATCCTTGTAGGGGAAGCCGCCTAATACCAGATACCCACCCGAAGGCGTGAAGCGACCGGTCAGCTTCTCCTCCCCGGAGATGGGGTCCCGGCTCACCTCTGACTGCCCTGAGAGGAAGGGGTGATCGATATTCTCCCCCGGCTGCTGAACGCCATCACCGAAGGTCAGCCGCTTCTGGTGAATGCGGTCGTGGAACTCGCGCAGGATGACGAACTTGCCGTCGGTTTTAGACTCCTCCACCGCCTGGCTTTCTTCCTCGATATCGTTCTCCAGCATGTCGGCCAGCATGCCGTCCTCGTCGTTCTCCTTGGAGATCGGCTTAATCTCGTTCCTGAACTTCTTAGTAAAGCGCTCGTCCTGCTGAACGAACTCATACGGCACCAGCATCTTCTCCCATACGTAACGGGCATGAGAGAGCTTGTGAGGGGGCGTCAGAGGGTCTACGAACATATTGAAGGGCGAAACCCGCATACAGAAGACATTGCCGTTAGCCATATCGTCGTTGGAGATATAGGGCGGCACCACATCTTGATCTCCGGGGGGATTGACCCCGTATTTAACCCAGCCGATATAGCAATAAAGGGCATCAAAGATCTGCTGCTGAACTTCCGCCTTGACCCCGGTTATCTCCAGCAGCGCATTGCATATGCGCTCAAGAATCTCCGCCTGGAAGGCCATGGTCTGGTTTTCCACCCGCATGAAGATGCGAGGGTAATTGAAGGCGATAGACGTGATGATCTGCCGGGTCAGGGGCAGGAAGCGGGAGATCTTCACCACCTTCTCAGGCGGCAGCTTGGAGACCTTCAGGTCGAGGTTGTACTGCTTGATGAGCCGGCGCCATTCCTCGTGCTTCGGCTTCATCCACTTCTCGCAGGTCTCGAAGGTCTTGTGGTAGAAGTCCAACTGCTTCTCAGGCAGTTCCTCGAACCTCGGCCTCTGAGTAGTTTCCGTCATGCGTATACCTGTTCCTCTTCAGCCCGATCCAGCCCCTCCAGCACGTTACCGCCGTAAAACGGGTCCCTGTTCGCTGCCGGAGCGGGTCGGGCAGGACGATAAGCGTGCATACAGGCGTAGCGAAGGCGATCTCCAGCATGATCGTCTGAACGAGTGTCCACGTCTTCGGGATTGTTCTTGTCCCGGGGTAAGTTGGGCAGGGTTTCGAGCGTATTCCGGTTCCACTCTCCAGCAAAGACGAAAAACTTCTTCCGCTCCAGTAAATCGTTGAGAACACGCCATCCGGTGACGCGGTCGTTGTTCCCCTTTGACAGATACAGGCCGTTTTCGGCAAATACGTCCGCTGGGGAGTGATTGACCACCTCGGTGAGACGCCGCTTGGCCCACATCGATGGATCTGCCCAGATCGAGTTGGGGCTCCGCCCGCCGCCGCCTCCCATCTGGGTAAAAGGACAGGATTCGATCATCTTGTTGATCTCGTAGGCATGAGAAGAGGCCGCTGCGCCGCTGCGATGGTATTCGCTGATCTGGTAGAGGTTGTTGTCGTAGTCGATGGTGTGAAGGGCGAAATTGGTGGGAGCGGCCTCGCCGTAATCCAATGCTCCGAACAAAGGCCAGCCTTCGGGGATCTCAAATGTGGGGATGACGACCTTATCCGTCCTCCAATTGCTGAAAAAGCTCCCTACCGACACCTCCCAGTCGCCCTCAAGCCAGGCACGGACTAATTCCGGGTCTCCGACGCTCTTCAAGCGATCGATATAGCCCGGATCGCGGTCCAGAAGGATCTTGTTGTCGGTGACATTGCCCTTGATGAACATTCGATCCATGGCCGAAGCCCCGTCTCGAATCATCCGACCCCCAGCAGGGAAGGGATCGATGAAATACCGCTTCACCGCCTGATGCCCTACGCCCCCCGGGTTCCCCGAGGCGCGAATCCGCATGTTCTTCACCCCCACAGAAGAGCGCAGACAGGCCTTGAGCTTGTGGTAGGCCTTCAAATCCGGCCAGTTGGTCAATTCATCGAAAGCAATATGGGTGTACTCGTGCCCCTGGTAATGCTCGGCGTCAGATTCGGTCTCCATATGGCGGAGACGCAGGGTTACCAAGCCTTCAGGGTGGGGTATCCTAAACTCATGCACACCGACCTTATACTCGGTACCGGGGAAGGCTTTGAAGAGAATCTTCCGGCCTTCCTCCACCACCTCATCGAGCTCTGGGTAGGTCTTCCTGAAGATTATCCCCCTCCAGGCAGGGCCATACTCGGCCACATCAGCGGCGAAGTCCCCGATCAGAAGCGAAGTCTTGCCCGGACCCCGAGAACCGCCGACAAACAACTCAGGGATGAACGGAGCCCGAATGGTCATCTCCTGCATCCCCGGCTGAGGCTGCCAGGGCTGAGGCTTTGCTATCATCGATGCTCTATGATCTGAGCCAGATTCGACTCAATTACCTGGTAGTTGCCCTCGTTCACCCAGTAGATAATACCCCCACCGGACTCTACGGACGGCGACGACGCTCCCAGCCGATCCAGCGCCTCCTGCGCCGCGTCCCTGACGCTAAAGGCCGGAGGCGGCGGTGGAAGGGGAGCCGAAAGCTCCTGGGCCCTCTCTTTGACCTCGGCCTCTATGGAGACCTTCTTCGGAACCTTCGTCTTCGCAGCTTTGGACTTTGCCATGAGATCCCCTCGTAACGGGCTAATAGGAGAAGAGGCCCTACGAGGCCTCTTCAACAGCTACCATCTGCGCGTTCTGAGCCTGCCACTCCTCGTAAGTCTCCGCCCGAGGAGGTAGCCTGAGGCCCACCTCGCCTGTATGAGTCACCTCTACCACCTGCTTATCGTCCCCAACCTCCTGACGGATGGCAGTGAGAACCTTGATTTTCAACTGCACCTGCTTCTTATCCAAGTCCTGGAACAGCTCCGAAAGGCAGAGAACCCGCTCCTTCCGATCCGCCAGCGGCACATCGTCGAAATTACGCCGCCAGAGATCCATCTGCCGCTTGAACTCCGCCTGAAACTCCGGAGATCGCCGCCAGCGGTTTACCGTAGCTCGCGTAACGCCCAGAGTCTCAGCAATCAACGCCCCGGTATCCTTCTTCCCGTTCCGCTCCGTCAGGAGCAGGGCTATGGCCTTGTTCTGGTCGTGCTTGAGCGGTGAGTTCGTAGTATCCAC